CTGAAAAGCGTGTATTCAAAATCGATGTCGGGAATCTTCCACCACAAGATATAGATGCATATATGGCAAAGATGATGGCTCAAATGCAAAAAGTTCCATATATTGACGAAAAGACTGGAGATTATAATTTAAAATTCAATCTTCAAAACATGGTAGAAGACTTTTATTTGCCGGTCCGTGGTGGTGATAGTGGCACTAGTATAGAACCCTTATCTGGTATGGAATTTACTGGTATTGACGATATTGAATATTTACGCAATAAATTGATGGCGGCATTAAAAATACCTAAAGCATTCTTGACATATGACGAAGAATTGTCTGGCAAAGCAACATTGGCACAAGAAGATGTTAGATTTGCCAAGACGATATTAAGAATTCAACGAATTTTAGTCAGCGAATTAAATAAAATTGCAACTGTACATTTATATGCACAAGGATATCGAGACGCTGAATTGGTTAATTTCAGTTTAGAACTTACGAATCCTTCGATTGTATTTGAAAAAGAAAAAATTGAAGCATGGGGAGAGAAAGTTAATGTTGCAAAGGATATGATGGAAAATAAATTATTCAGTAAAGATTGGATTTATGATAATATATTCCATATATCATCGGATGATGCAGATGCTGTTAAACAGGATATTATAGAAGATACCAAACAGTTATATAGACATAAACAGATTGAAGAAGAAGGAAATGACCCAGCTAAACCATTTGAAAAAATTAATCCTAATGCTGCTGCCGGTGGTGGAGGTGGAGGCGGCGAAGAAGGTGGAGGTGGGGAAGGTGTTGGAGGTGGTGGCGAAGAAGCTCCTGTGGGCGAGGAACCAAGTGGGGGTGGCGAAGAAGCTCCTGGTGGGGAAGTAGTGGCTGAAAGAGTTAAAAAGACTCCATATGAAAGACCGTCACAAAAGGGAAAGAAAAAGGCAAGTAATTATCCATTCGGAGAAGATGTTTTAGGAGCATCAGCATTTAGTACATCAACTCGCACAAGTTCCGTACGACATAAGTATAAAAATGATAGTCCTTTACACTTTGAAGGCTTAGATTCGTATCTATCCGCATATAATAAGGATGTGAAGACAGAATTATTGAATGAATCCACTCAAATGACACAAAATACGTCGTCGTATTTAGATGAATCAAATATTATAGACGAATCTAATAATATGCATAATTCGGAGAAAATGTAACAAATATAATATTTTAACAAAATTTTTATATATTTATTAATTGACATATGAATAATAATAAAGCAAGGCATTCTAAATTTAAAAATACCGGTATTCTTTTTGAGTTATTAACACGGCAAATTACCGCCGATATATTGTCGAACAAAGAAGATTCTCCTGCGAAAACTATTCTGTTTAAATACTTTACAGAAGGTAATGAGACCGGCAAAGAATTGCAATTGTATAAATTTTTGCTTAATGAACGAGCAAAAAATGAATCGCAAGCTGAGAATTATATTTCTGCCGCTATTGCAAAAAGAATCAAATTAGATAACAAAAAATTATCAGAAGAAAAATATAATTTAATTAAAGAAATTAAAGCAATATATCCGATTGATAAATTTTTTAAATCTAGCATTAAAAATTATAAAGTAAATGCGTCAATTTATAAATTGTTTGAAGAAAATTGTAATACAAAATCTAAATTTGATATTAATGAAGTAGTACAATCTAGAAATTGTATAACGGAACATTTGGTTGGTATTAAATCAGATACTAAGGAAAATAAAGATAGCGAAATGATTGATATATACAAACAACAGAATGAAGAAATTAGACTTCTCAGTTATAAGATATTAGTCGATTCTCTAAATGAGAGATATAAATCATTGGATGATAATCAAAAGAATATTCTCCGTGAATATATTAATAACATTTCAAATACTAATAGTTTAGATGTATTAATCAAATCTGAAATTAAAAAGGTTAAAGTCGAATTGTGTGAACTTAAGTCTAAGATTGATAGTGGTGTAGTAATTATTAAAATTAATGAAGCCGTAAATCAAATGGATAAATTGAATACATCTAAGGGTGTAAAGGATAATCATATTATGTCTATTTTACTTGGATATGAATTATTGAAGGAAATTAAAAAACAATTGAAATAATATGAAATGTAAATATAATAACCCAAAATGTGAAGGTGACTGTAAATGTAAATGTAAACCAACTACAAAGAAAGGTGAAAAACCTCTTATTGTTGGACAATTGAAGACTGCTATTAAAGAAATAATTAAGCAATGTTTAGGTGAAATGACCGGTACTGGTGCGGTTGCTGGATTTGCTACTCCGTATGCATTTGGTAATAGAGGTAAGAAAATTGCTACTAAATCTTTACCAGGATATAAAGTTGCAAAAGATATTGATGAAGCAAAAGATAAAGCAAAGACCGTAAAACCTCCATTTGCCGGTAAGAATAAAAAAGCAAGAGAATTTAAAAGAGATGATGTAGCTATTGTAAAAAAGAAAATAGCGGCGGCAAAGACAAAGAAAGATACAAGAGAAGAAGAGCATTATAATGCTATTTTAGGATTGGCACAGAAACACGGAATTAAATAATATGATTAAATTAAAATCATTTTTGAACGAAGCAGAAGCAGGTACACTTGCCGCAGGAAAACCTTCTCCAGAGGCTGCGGTTCCATTGCCAACTCAACCAGCTGCAACTCCAGCAGGACAAGATGCTGCGAATGAATATAGTCCGAGTTTTGATTTTACTGATTTTGAAAGAAAAATAGCACAATCTACGGAAACCGCCCGAAATTCTTTACAGGAAAAATTATTATCAAAAATCGGAAATAAGAAAGTATTAATTCGTGCATCGAAGGGTCAGCCAGCACAACCGAAAAAAGATATAACCATTAATGTCAGTGGAGTTAGTGTAGATTATTATTACGATAAATACGTAGTAGTATTAAAAGATGAAAAAGATAAAGAATACTTTTTAGATACAAGTATGAAAATTAAAATACTTGGACCGGCAGAAGCATCGAAAGCATTAAATAAAAAAACCGTACAAAATGCCGCACCAAAACCAATGGTTGCTCCTGTAGAAAAAGTACCAAATACAGCTACACAAGGAATATGAATAATATGAATAAAGCACTATTAGTTGACTGTTTTAGTTTCGAAATAAGCCGTGAAATGATTACGGAAGCTACTTCGAAAGGTGGCCCGTTTATTGTAAAAGGAGTATTACAACGCGCCAATGCAAAGAATCAAAACGGAAGAATATATCCACGAGCAATTTTAGAAAAAGAATCTGCTCGATATTTAGAAAATTTCGTTAAAGAACGCCGAGCATTGGGGGAATTAGACCATCCTGAATCTAGTGTTGTCAATTTACAAAATGCAAGTCACAATATTATTGAAATGCACTGGGATAATGACGATTTGATTGGAACAGTTGAAGTATTAACGACTCCAAGTGGTAATATATTAAAAGAATTATTTAAATCTGGTATTAAATTAGGAATTAGTTCTCGTGGAATGGGAAGTGTACGAAAAAATGTTAGAGAAAGTGCAGATGAAGTACAGGACGATTTTGAGTTAATTGCATTTGATTTCGTTAGTAATCCATCAACTCGCGGAGCATTCTTATATCCAGATGGAGCGGGGGCATTACAAGAAGGTATTGTAAAAAATCCTATTACAAACAAATGGGAAAAAACCGAAAATATCATTCGGGATTTATTAACAAATTTAAATTAATATTATGAATCTAATTACTAATTTATTAACGTCGATTTCAAATAAACCTCTTCTTTCATTTACAATCTGTCAGATAGGAGCAACTATGTCTATATTATCTTGGATGCAATTAGTTACTCCAATATTAGGATTTTTTGGTGCCTTATTTGGTGTAATTGTAGGAGCACATTCCATATATACAATATTTTTTAAGAAGAAAAAGAAGCACATTATTATTCCTAAATTGAAGAAATAAATTAATATCAAGTTAATCTTTTTTGAAATATACTTATTTATATGATTAAATTGCAAGAATTGATTGACGAATCTAAAATATTAAACGAAGGATTTTGGGATAATTTAAAATCTAAATTGGGAGTTGGTAAACCTGCTGCTCCTGCTTCTGCTGCTGCTCCTGTTGCTCCTGTAGGTCGTCCTTCTCCAGAAACAGATGCTGCAATAGACGCACAATTTAAAATGTTAGATTCAGCTGGAATTTGGAATCCAGTACAACGATTGAAACAATTTGGTATATTAAATCCACATTTATATACCCAATATGCATATTACTATCCAAATGGCAAACCCGGTGATGGAACACATGACGCTCCGGTTGCAGCTACTGGGTCTGCTAATACTGGGTCTTTAAATGCATCATCGGCTATTAAAATTGAATCAGTTGCTAAAAATGAACTTATGCAATTTAAAGTAATCGAAAATAGCTTCGGCATAAGCTTTTGACGTATTGCCGATATCTCCCCGCTTGGCATCAGCTATAGTCGGGATAGCGTTGGGTATGTATTCTACTGTGCGCTTCAGGGCATCG